GATGCTGGGACACGGTAGGCAAGCTCTGTCTTGGGACGGTCCATCCCGTCTTGTATTGGCTTAAAGAAGAATGGGTAGTGTAATGAAATTGGGACGACCTTGTCGGTAAACATCTTCTTTGCATCGCTACCAGTCTTCGATAAGATTCCGAATCTAGCATCTGAAGTGAGTGTAGCTTGATTAACTGTCTCGCTGCTTGACATGAAACTAAACCCCGACCGTCTATTCTTAAGGTAGCATATTCCATAGCATCTTGTATCTGCCTTGCATGCCTCCCAGAAAATAAAGAATAATCTGTTTGCTTCTCGAAAGTCTGGCTTCCCAACATCAATCTTGGACCACTGCAAGTAATTGTAATGAGAGCCAGTAATATAAGTATCAACCCCCTTATTACGGAACCAATACCCTTCTTCCCTTCTTGTAAATTCTCTATTAATGTATACATGCCATGTTTCTTTAAATTGAGCAGGGTATGTTTCCCAGTCAAATATTGTTTTTATATTTTTTAATTCTCTAGGATATTCATGAGGTGTCCATTTATTATGTTTGCTATACACTTCTTTTACTTCCGGTAATGCAATCTTTAAATTTTGTATTTCATATACTTCACCAATCCTACCAGTCTTGCTTATAACAATCACATCATGTTCTTTGTTATAACCATATTCCCAAGCTTTCTTTTTATTCAACCTATGTATTGTTGTTCGCTTAATAGGTTCAATAATCTTATATAATGTTTGTTGATAACCCATTATTTAGATCTTTTTTCAGCAAACCCACTAAATGCTTTTGTTTCATCTTGTATAGGTTTGTTTTCTAAAATAGCTTGTTCTTGTTCAATTCTATTTAAAATCTCGAGAGCATCGAATATAGCTAACTTTTTTGTAGCAGCTGCATTTTTTAATCTATCCGCAGACACATCATCATCAGTTTCTACAATTGGTTCTTTTGCTACTTTTACTAATTCATCAACAGCTTTATAACCAGCTTGGATTATACTCTCTTTCTTCTTTTTTATATTCATATTTAATTGAAATTTCCTTTGTCATTACCCTGTATAATCTTTCACCGTTTATTATAAATTCGTATTCACTATCCGGGGTAAAACCTATCTTCTCACCTATTGTTAATAAACCTGAATCATCGGTGTGCTTAACAATACCCATTAAAGGTTTTTCTTTATTAGTAGAGAACTTATCCTCGCTCGCTAATGGTTTTATAAAACAGTAGCCTTGATTTGCTTTCCAGATGCCTTCGTGTTTATAAAGGAAGATTTGATCGAGTTCACAAAAATATAGATTATCTTTAAAATAACTTTTGCTGTTTTTTTCAATACCTCTAACGTCATGCCAACGGCGAAATATGTTATGATGCACATAAAGCTCAGTGCCTCTAGTAAAATGCTTGCCATCTATTATTGGTGTTTCATGTATTACAGCTTCACGACTTACAAATTTATGATCAGTTATACCAGAATTTAATATTAATTCTGTACCATTGACCTTTTTAATATTGTCGTATCTTTCTTTTTTTGGTGTTATTAAAAAAGTATGTATTGGTTTCATTAGTATTCAAGATTATATTCTACAGATATTCCCATGTTTTTATTAAAATCTTTCCATGGTAATACATCATTGTTCTTTTTAATGTATATGCAGAATTTATTCTCTTCTTCTAATATATCACATATAGTGTGCCCTCCATAAACTTCTTGGCCTACAGCATAATGCATAGCGTCGGTTTTATAGTCCTTCCCAACACTAATCTTTCTTATCAGCTTGCTCATCTGCCTCTTTTATTTCTGTAATATCACCACCCTTTATATCTATACTAACATGCCCATATTTATCTTTTAATTCTCCTTGCATATCGCGTAAATTTAGTTTAGCCACACTATAAGATTGTAGTAAATTATTTTTTTCTACTTCTGAAGCACCTATTTTATATTGTAAATCAGTAAGTATACTTATTTTGGCTTGCAAATCCCCAAGCTCTTTATCTGTTATTTTCTTTGTTTTTTTACTCATAATTTATTTATTTAATTTAATTTAACTTAATTTTAACTGTGAACATATGTCCCACTAGATGTAAATTTTAATATTGTATCGCTTCCTGATGTTGTTACAGTAGGGCTACCTGTTGTTGAACCTGAATATTCAGATGTCAGTAATCTTAATATTACTACTCCTGAACCTCCTGCTCCTGATGTACCTTGAGCACCACCCCCACCACTACCGGTATTTGCTGTACCAGCTGTAGCAGTTGTTGTACTTCCAGCACCTCCACCACCAGAGCCTCCAGAACCAGCGGTTCCTCCACCTCCTCCTCCTCCACCTCCGGCGTAGGTTGCAGAACTTCCTGTAATACTTATAGCTAATCCTGCTCCACCTGCTCCACCTGCACTTGAACTACTATTTGAACCAGCCGCAGAAGCACCTCCACCTCCACCACCGTTGTAAGTAGATTCTCCTATTCCTTGCCCACCATCAAAACCTTGATTAGCTGTTCCGCCACCACCAGCTTGACTACCGTGAGCTCCACCTCCTCCTGAACCTCCATCTCTACCAGTCTGATTCCGTCCACCTCCACCACCTCCAGTTGAAGTGATGGTTGTTAATCCTGTTGCTGCTATAGAAGAGTCTCCTCCATCATTTCCATATCCGTCCAAACTACTGACAGCTGTGCCCCCATCGCCAACAGTAATTGTATATGTTCCTGCTGCTAAAGTTATATCGCTTTCTGCTACTGCACCACCACCGGATGTAGAACCATAAGAAGTTCTTAAACCACCAGCTCCACCTCCACCTCCTGAACGATCATCATCTCTACCACCAGAAGCACCACCTGCAATTACAAGCCAGCTCATTATACCAGTTTGGTTTATTTTGAATGCCATATATATATAAGTACTTCCTGATACATTTGTATTACCTCCCGCTTGAGCTAATGTAAATCCATCACTATCAAATGATGTTGTGTATGCACTTTCATCTGCTTCAGCACCAGTTGTATCTGCTCTTAAATTTACACCTACACCTCTTACAGAATCACATATTACCCAACCATTAGAACTACCCCCTGTTGCTCTTTTTATCATTAACCAGTCAGGTTGAAATCCAAGTCCCGTTATACTATTCGTTGTCCCTGTTCCAGTATAACTTCCAATCTTACTATATCCTGATACTGAATGGAAACAGTAAGATATATAATCACCTCCGCTTACATTTGTACTTTCGCTTGTACCTGTGTTTTGATATATTACTGTAGCTGATGGTCTCACATAATAAGGGTGATTTGCACTTGATACACTATTTTGTTCTGAACTTGTTAAATTTAAATACAACCAATTAGGGTATGTAGAATGACTTAAACTTAAATCTTTATGATACACACTCCAGTTGTTAGTAGAATCTAATCTTTTAGAAATTATCATTTCAGGTGCTGCTGAAAGTCCGTGAGGAACTTGTTTACCTGATACACCATCACCTTCATATTTTACAATAGAGAATCCTGCATTGGCGTTTGCACTAATTATAGTTTCTCCTGGAGCACCGAAAGTTAAATCATCATTGTCAGCCGCAGTTTCCTCATATAAAGCTGTTACATTTTCTTGTATTAATGCCGCATCATAAAATCTTAATTGGTCAATTTGCCCTGTAAAATCTGGTGTACCTCTATCTGTTCCAAGAGCTTTAGATGTAAAAGATATTGAATCGTAAGTAGGGAAAGTACCAACATTAACACCATCAACATAAGCTTTAGTATCTGTAGGAGTAAAGTTAAACACAATATGATGCCAAGTATTTTCTGTTATAAGACCTGCTGCTGTTGTATTGCTTTTAAAAGTACCAGCGTATTTAGTCAATAATAATAATTTACCATCTCCATACAATACTGGTCTAAAATAATTGTTAGCATCTATCCAAGCAGAATATAACGAATAAGCTGTAGCAGATGTACCTGCACCCATATCTGTAGCTTTCAGCCAAAAAGACATAGAAAAAGTTGAACCGTGTAAACTATTGTTAAAATTTATTTCACTGCTATTACTTTCAACAAAAACTGCAGCTTTATTAAACTTTCCAGTTGTATAAGTTATGTTTGAAGTCGTACCATTGTAATTACCTCTAACATCATTTGCATTGTCCTCAAATTTATATACTGCTCTTGCATTACCACCAAATAGTGTAGGTTCGTTATCATCAGCTTTCCACGCCCAAGCAACTAAAGCATCACCATTTCCATTATGTGCATTTCCCAAACCTAAAGAAAATCCATCACTATCAAAAGAAGTTAAACCTGCAGTCCCTGCTCCTGTTTTTGCCGCAGTAGTATCAGTTTCTAAATAATAATTTGGGCCCCATATATTATCAATTATTCTATTTCCTACTACATCAGTTCTATTTTTCAGCCAAACCAAATTAGGTTTAAATCCTAAACCTGTAATACTTTGTGTACCACCATTACCAGTATAAGTTTTTACTGCAAAACTATCTGCAAGTGTTGGTGCTTCTGTGTCAGGGTCTGCAGCAAATGCCATATAGATATAAGGACTTCCCGAAGTATTCCAATCAGCATAATCATCTTTTATTTGAAATCCATTAGCTAAAAAATCAACACCATTTAAATCAGAAGCTTCAGAATTTAATCCTTGTGCCATTAAATATTTTAATCTTGGATTACTTGGGTCTCTTGCATTATCTATCATAACCCAAGCACTTGCAGAATCTGTTCTTTTGAACATTAAAAAAGCAGGTTCGAACCCAGTTTCTACAATCGGGCCGTTATCTGAACCATTACCTGTGTATGAGCCAAACTTTGAAAACCCATCAATACCTGCGAAAAAATAACCAACATAAGTGTTGCCACTTAAATAACCATTACCCCCTGCTGCAGTATTAAAATAATATTTTGTAGTATCAGGTGCAGTTCCAAATACATCAGATGAACTTCCTGCAGCACTTTGTTCTAAAGATAAATAGCCATTAAAATCTTTGTGTCTTACAATCCAAGAATTAGTACCATCTAAATTTTTTACCAGTAACATATCAGGTGCAACTCCCAGTCCGTGACCTATACTTGCTGATGAGCCATTACCGTCCCAAGTAGCTATTGAAAACCCTGCATCTGTGTTTGCTTGTACTGTACTTGTAATCGTTCCATCAGTATTGCTGCTTGTAGTTCCTCCGTTTGCTTTAAAACACCAAGCTACATACGTGTCGTTAGTATCATTAACAGATTGTTGTGCACCTAAATTAAATCCTGTAGATGTAAAAGCTGTTAACCCTGTGCTTTCTGTATCTTCTGCATATTGTAGTGATGAGTATAATATTTTTGTTGCTCCCCTTGTGCTATCTAAAAGTCTATGATGATTATTAGCATTTCTTTGCTTAATCCATACAAAATCTGGCTTAAACCCTACGTTGATACTTTGAGTTCCACCATTACCTGTATAAGTAACTACCTTAAAGTTTTCACTCGCTACAAATGGAGCGGGTTGAGAAGACATTAATCTTTTATTTAAACTCATTTAATTAAATATTAGGAAAATCGTATAATACTACTTCTTTTTTTTCTGGTAAAGCATTTATTTCTGTTTCAACAGTTGCTGATTGTGTTCTTAAACTTGTTCTTGCTGTTTGCACATCACTTGGAATTGCATCGTTGTTATCTGTTTTTCTAATAACATACCAATCCGTTTCAGCTAATTTAGAATT